TGAAGATGTGATTCTCCATCCCAGAGCCGGTCTTTTCAAGAACCACAAACGTATCACCGAATGGGACTTTGTTTTCAGGCTCCTGCATATAGACCGGTACCTGCAGTGCATCGCTCAGATAATCCAAAACGACTTTTTCAATCATGAGCTAATCACCTTCACCAGGATGTTATTGTCCTGGTTCTTTCTTTCTGCGTCTTTCGTCTCTGCTCTGATATTGGCATATGCTCTTTCCTTACCGGATCTGACTTCAAAGCCGAATCCTTCACCGGCTCTGGCAGCCCTCTCTGAAGCCATAGATGTCAGAATTGACTGCATCTCTGGACTGTTACGCAGCTGATTAAGGCCGCCCCGGTCAAGATGTATGAATAACTTACTCATACCTTTCGCACTTAACTTTTAAATGCCACTGGAGCGGAATGTTGGATTCAATGCCTCTTTCCGGAATTCCGAAAGTGCGGAACTTCTGTCCGAAGAACTCAACAATCTGATCCTGCCATTCATGAGAATCGCCCTTGGGAATGCCAAGAGTGTACTCAATCATCTTCCCGGACAGATTCAGTTCGTCAGTTCTTTCTTCCGGTGTCGGCTGTCCAACAAGCACATTATCGACATCGAACGCTGTCCAGCCATAAATAGGCTGGTTGAATTCATCCGTGCCGATCTGTGACTTATTCCACAGAGTTACCGTAATTCCTTGGATCATAGAAATCAATTACTCCAATTCTCTGCCGCTTAAGTCCGAGCCGTTTCAGATCCGATGGGAAAATGGCATTGCCAATGCCACCGCCCGGAATCGCATAAGTCCCTGACCACGAATAGCCGAGACCTGCCTGTGATTCCTGGGACATGACTTCCCCGGTCGTAGACTGGCGAAGCACACGGCTGATCGCAGACACAACGACTTCCTTAGCAACGCTGCCAAGTGCTGGATCAGCCTCGATCATTGCGTCCAGATCTTTCCCTACTGCTTTTGCTCTGATTCTCAGTTCGTCAGAAATGACAGGCAGAAGTGTTTCTGCCTTATCTGTTTCTGCTTCGCTGAGATCTCTCCACATTGATATGACATCTGATACAGAAGCAAACGGTTCCATATAGTCACCTCACTTCTTTTTTCTTGTCTTTTTGGCTTCTTTCTTGGGTTCTTCTTTCTTCTCCTCGACAGGTTCAATCAGTTCCCAATCGCCTTTAACAGGACAAGGGACGGTAATAACCGCCCCTGTCTTGGTGTTTCTGTAAAGGTACATTATTCAACTGTTACACGTGCGAAGCGAGAGCCATCGAGGATAGCCCAGCCGATGTAGAATTCGGCTCTCAGGTAAACCTGATTGTGTCCCTTCAGGTCGCCTGCAGTTGCATCGTTGTCCGGGTTACCATACTGGATAACTTCCAGCGGAATTTCCTTAGCATAGCCCCACTTGAAGGCATTTGCGAAGTCACCGAGAATAGCGTGGTCGCCTACAGATGCAGTATTTCCGACAGATACAGTGCTATTTGTATCCAGGGTCATTGCACCCAGATTGCCCGGCTGTGCACCGAAAGCGAATTCCGGATACTTGCGAGCGCCGTTGACAGCCAGAGCTGCGATAGCGTTTCTCATAGCCGGAGAAATTGCGATACCTGTTGCATCGACATCGCCGAGCATAGCAAGAGCAGCATCGATGTTTGCATCAGCAGAAGCGGCTGCATATGTAACTGTGTTGGCTGTTGCGATGTGGTCGAAGTCTTCGCCGTTAACTACTGCGGAAGTAGTGCCGGTTCTCGGATTAAAACCGTGCATAGCAGCAATATCGAAGCCACGTGCAGCCTTCTTAGCAGCACCTTCAGCGAACTGGCGAAGGACATCCATTCGATATTCTTCTGTGCCATACAGGAATTCATCGGATACTCTTACGCCATATTCGAACTTGATCGGACGGATTGTCTTGGCTGTAACTGTAGCACCGCCATTGGACTTCGCACCATTCTCGGCGACAATGTCGATTTCCTTGTCAAGAGAGAATACGAATTCAGTTGTTCCGTTGAACGGGATCGGCTTCTGTGCGGACAGTTTAGCCAGGGATGATTTGCCTGTGACAGTGTTGAACATTTCTTCAACGATCTGTGTAGGAAGGTTATTACCTCTTGTTAATACGTTTGCCATTTTCTTCTCCTATTCTTTGGTAAGATTGCGAGCAAGTTCTCTATAAGCCTGCTCCTTCGAATCACCGACAGGTTCTTCGGTATTTCTCACAAAGCCTGTCTGCCTGTGCACAGACAGCTTTGAGAGTTTGTCTGCGCTTGCTGAAATAGATTCTTCATCGTCTCCAGTCAGAAACTCGATAGCGTCATAGGGCAGTTTCTTCTCATTTGCAATACGTGTCTTCAGCTGCCTCGTTTCAAGATCATGGATCTTTCCTGTGAATTCATCGAATTTAGCATCGTAGCCGGAATACTTCTCCAGTTCTTTTGCATGACTTGATTTCAGAGACTCGATCTCTTTTGCATAGTCATCCTTCAGCTTCTGGATGTTCTCCGGAGACATCCACTCTTTGAATTCGTCTCGTGCCTTCTTCTCAGCACGTTCGATGCGTTCCTTGATCCGTGCATCGAAGTCTTCCTGTGTTTCGATTACTTTAAATTCAGCCATTTTTCCTCCCATGTTAACCGCTTGGTAGCGTAAATGTTAAAAGGCACCGAAGTGCCTTAATAACCAATCTTTTGTTTTCTCCGTTCAGTTACTGTGGAGCGTCCCCAGAACGCCAGAGCCAAAGACTCAACGATGGAAACATCCACACCTTCTTTAATGGACCTAAAACCAAATGCACCATTTGTGCCAATCATTCGCTTTTCACAGTTACTGATGGCAGCGGTCACACTCGGCTGCCCGGCATGGCATATAGATGCATCATCTATCGCTTGCCGGAAACCTGCATAAGCAGTAATAGCGTCACCGTATGTGGGTACGATGACTTTAGCCTTCACATGAGCCTGTTTGAAGGCTTCTGAGAGCAATTCAGATTTTCCTTTGCCGTCTATCACCACAGCATAAACATCAGCCTTGGAAACAAAGGAAACGAGCCAAGCGAAGCCTTTCGCCTGACTCCGACAATCTATGGTTTCCAGGAATATCTTTCCGTCTTTTGTATTCAAGGCGATGCTGAGAGAAACATTTTTTCCATCAACACCAAACTTGATACCACAGAAGATTTTTCCTTTCAGATCCGGAAGCCGTTTCACCCTCAAACTGAGCCATTCAGCCTGAGTGATCTCCGACTTTAACTCATAAGAATGCCAGAAACCAAGACGCTGGATGATAAAGTCCAGTTTGTTTCTGGCATCTTCGGATCTGATCGTCCTTTCCTTGAGAATTGTTCCCAGGGAAGGATTCGTCTCATACCACAGATCGGCATTCATGATGTCATCCGGTCTCTCATAGGTTGACCATTCAGCCCAGCCGGTGTCGAATGACTGCCCGGCTAGTGTCTGCTGTCTCAGCCCAACGAAGACATCACCTTTGGAAGTGACGGTCGGAGGCGTTCCGCAGAATATCGTCTGCGGATTCGGCGATGCAGCAATGGTGTAGATCAGAGCGCTCTGCTGTGCGCTGGTATACTCCTGTGCTTCATCTATTACCAGTAAATCGAATGATTCACCGATACCACCGGCTTCCGTTCGTGTCCTGAACACGATCTGACCGCCATCTTTCAGGAAGATCTGTTCCAGACCGTACTGTTTGGTAGCCTTGTAAGACTTATCCGGATCTATACGACCTTTTTTCTTTCTGCCGGTCTCAACATAGCCGGCATCAGACAATAGTTTCATCAGACGGACAAAAGCACTGTGTGAAGTGCTTGTTTTGTGTGCCGTATGACATATCCTTTCACCGTTGCGCAAGCCCCACAGTTCACGCATGGCAAGAATCTCGCCCTTTCCATTCTGGCGAGGGACTTCATAACCGAACTTCTGATGTGTCCAGAGACCATCATCGTTCTGAGCCATGATGTCAGTTATAAGTAATTTCTGCCAGTCCTGGGCGTGTCTGCCGGATTCCTCATAAAAGGATACGGCTTCCATGCCTTTTGACTGTTTGAACGGTAAAACAATGGCTTGTGTGGGAGTTTGGCGACCTAAGCGTTCTGCCATATCCCTTGCCTCTCTTAACTACGCATCAGATAGTCAATGCCGAACTCGGCAATTTCATCTTTATGCATGTTATAGAAGATAGAAGCATTTTTAGCAGAGTAGTGGTACTTGTTTATCAGCACCTCAACTGCTGCAGCACGTTTCTTTCTCTCTTCTTCTTTAACTCTTTCTTCCAGTTCCTTCTGCTGTTCTTTCAGCCGGATGGCCTGTGCCTGTGATTCGGCATCACCATAGTGCCATTCAGTCTTAGACCAGACATCCTGTGCGTTAGATCCATCCACGAAAGTGACACTGCACCGGCAGCCTTTGTGTCTGCGGAAAACATCGTCTCCGCTTTTCACATCGCTGTACTTATATCTGCCGGCAAGACTGGCACACCATTTGCACGGCACTTGATATGTGACCATGTAATTGTATGCCTTGCCTTTTTTAGATATGACTGTTTTCTTCCGAGTGACAGAACCGACTGATTCCGCTTCCCGGATGATGATTGGTTCCAAACCTACAGAAGTATACAGATCTGCGTTCTTCTTCGCTGTCTGATCGACCAGACGCTGGCCGAAATTAATCAGTGCTTCCGTGTCACCGCTCTGGGCAGCATCGATCATCCGGCTGATATCTGCCATATCGATGCCGGCACGTTTCGCTTCAAGACCGATCTTGTAAGCGTTGTTCATGTTCTGCTGCACTGTTACAGCACCATCAGTCACCAGCTGATAATAACCTTCAGCCAGATCCGGAAAGTCATCTGCTGCAGACCGGCTTAATTCTTCATTCAGGATCTCGCCGGATCTGACAGCAAACTCATTCGCATCGTTATAATCGGTACTTCCCCGGATCTTATTTCGGATCGCATTCAGTTTTTTGTCTTTCTGAACACGCCTCAGATAACCATTCAGCGTTGTCATTCAGCTTCTTCCACGCTGACCGGTTCAATTTCATCCGATTCAATACCGGTCAATTCCTTCATATTATCTCTGGTGAAATATCCGGGAATAGCCTGATTCATCTTGATGGCACCATCACCGATAGACGACAGCATTGCAGCATCCGGTTCGAATACCGGCAGCCAGATACCTTTCATTGCCGGGACAAGTGTCCGGGCATAAGGCATTTCGTCTCTGACAGATGCAGCGATATAACCGATGTTAGCAAAGGATGTCTCATAAGACCGCTGCGCTTTTCTTGCAATCAATCTCAGTGTTTCATGTGCTGCCTTGATTGCTTCTGCAGAAGAAGGATTGTCTGTTACGAATCCAAGATCATCCAGCGTCAGACCTGTTTCACCGGAGAACATAGCCGCAGCCATTCGCAGCTGTTCCGTATACGGAGACATGGACTGCTGCGTGAACTGTCCGAGCGTGGGACTGTGACCATCTTCATCCTTGTCAAAGCGCAACATTGCTGACATCGATGCTCTCCACGAATCGAGCGGATCTGCTTCCGGATCTAATCCGGTTACATACTTCTGTGGGAATGAATAGAATTCCGCAGAGACTTCAGCACGTTCCATGGTCGTTTCCGCAAAGCGCTGGTAATACATACAGGATCGTGAGATCCGGCTGTGACCGAACGGCCTCTGGGAGTCAGGACGGAACGGAACCGGCACCAGTAATGGATACCTTGCTGGGTTTTCTTCGAACAGTGTCGGTTTTCCTTTTTCGAAATACTGTGTTCCTTCCGGAGCGAAGTATGCTTCCAGGATTGGATAACCATCCTTGTCTCGATCGAGAACGGCATAGCCCTCCTTCAGAAGACCAGTCTGTTCATCGATGATGCCTGTCGCATCCTTAGCCGTCAGTACGGAAAGCCTCGGAATTAATTCCTCGCCTTCGCCGTGTGTGATGTGAACGAAGGAACAGGAACCGATCAGAGACTCCTTGATGACTGTATCGAAGAAGATATCCGGATTGTTGAAGTCAAATATCTGATTTGCACCGAAGTCATCGTACTGGTCTTCGAAACCCTGGAACACAAGCCGGTCTGCGAGGGCATCTACGGCTTTTGCGCACCATCCGACAGTGGCTCTGTAGTTGTCTTTCATCCACGCTGGAATGAGCAGACCCTTGTCAGAATGCTTTTCCTTCATTTCGTAATACCGGTATCGCAGTTTGACCCGGATTTCTTTCTGATGCAGCTTATTCTTCAGATATGCCACACCGTATGGTTCAGCCATAGTCTACCTCCATAGGATTTGTGCGAGATTTTTTCCGA